ATGCGGTGCATCATCTCGTTAGATACACAATTTAGAAGAAATGTAATGAGAATGCCTGAGGGCAAAAAGGTGCCGCGCATCACTGATTTGCCCCATATTATATATGGTGAGCAAACCAACTCAATGACGGCCGCCTCTTCCTGGGGGGGAAGGGATAATCCATTTAACAAAAGTTTTGTACCGAAATACAAAAGCTGGTGCGACAATGACCTGTCAAAGTGAGAAAAATCAAAGTCGAAACCTCGATCTCCCACTTCCAGCATGTGTCGTGACAAATAATTCCAGTCAAACGAGGCCCGGTCGAGAGAGGGGTAGCAGAAAGAATCGCTCAAATCAGCATGATAGTATTGCATGATCGCGGAGTAGAAATATCTTCTGCATATCAAGTAACACACTACGTTGCCACACGTAAAAATACGCGTGCGCGGCGTGGTTATCTTTGCATGTTTCAACCTCTCATCTTTTAAGGAAAGGACATATGGTAAATAAGGAACCACACCCTTCTCCAGCAAGCTCACAGCATGTTCGTAATCTGCTATAATGCGTGCGCTAGGGTACAAGCGACCGTCTCTCTCCTCAAATAAATCGTTTTTCTTCAAACCCTCCTGAACGTAGGGAAAACCACAAGATGTATTCATGGGCATCCTCGTGTTCTGTGGGATGTGGCTGAGACCATTGAGACTCTCCATCAGATCTAGTTTCTTGGTGGGGACGATGCTTCTCGCTTTAATTCTTTTGAAATCGTCCACCATGGAAATGTACACAGAGTTCAACTCCGCTGGAGTGAACGCAGGCTTGAAGGGACGACTATAGTCCTTAAACATTTGTTGCCAAAAGGCTGAAAAAGTGCTAAATTTCTCATCAATTCTGGGGTCCTTGTGCGATAATGGAGCAGGGGCTGTCATAGCTGGACCCATCACTTCATACAGCAATGAAGGCTGAAGATCCGTTTTCGTAGGTTGAAACAACGGCTTCTCAATCTCTCCAACTGGATATAGGATACTCTCTTTGGGGAGGACTGTTAGCACCGATGCTTGTGGCTCACTATGAACAAATCTCGATTCTACATCGGTAACGGTGTTCTTACTCATCGCACTTTCCAGCGACTGGCGGGTGACATAGTGGAAATAACTTCCACGATCGTTCGCAGCTGTGTGGACTCCCAAGATCGGGGTCTCCTGAACATCTGGTCTGATAACTAAGCTGCCGCAAGATGAATTTCGGCCAGCGTAGGTAGCCTCTGCTAAGACGTGAAATCTCTGGAATTCGCCTTCAAAGCGTGGAGTAGAAATCGAATCCTTGACAACGGTGCCATCATTATAAATGACCTGACCATTGTACGTATGATCCGTGTTGTATGGAATATAATCCAGCTTCCTGACACTGATGTTCTTAGTGCCGTAGGCGCCGTTCCAGAAATGTTTGACGATGTTTGCCTCAGCGCTAAACATCGAGGCAGGCAACTTGTACAAACAAACATCCTCTCGGTAGGTGTCCATCGGCATGGTGTCGAGCCGTCTAGACAAAGCCTCCTCAATATTTCCTTTTAGCCGAACAAGCGACTTCTGCTCAAAGTGGAAGATCTTCATGGAATCTCTCCACGAAACCTTAGTAATTTCAATCTCTTCGCCGTCTGGTAACACTTGTCCGCGATGGTCGGTGAACAAGTGGTAAGGAACCAAGATGTAATGGCCTCCAACGAAAACACAATTGGTCGTTCTGGCATTCCTCAATACCATGACGGAACCAGTAGCTTGCACAAATTTCTTCAGCTGGCCCTCCGAAACACCTGATTGCTCAAATGTTTGCACTTGGGAGCTCCTCGGTTTCGCCGTTCGGGTAGTTCCTGACTCTTGGCTGCTAGATTTAGCCATAATCTTGAAAGTAGCAAACAACGCGAGGCCGGAACTCAGGGTGACTACAGCGCATTTCATAAGCTGCGTAAGTATTCTCTTGATATAAAGATAGCATCCTGGCTCTCCCTTCAATTTCTTTTCGATAAGTCCAAAGACATCAGATGT